TTAGCGTAGCCATAACCTAAAACCCCCAAGCCTTCTTAATTTGTTTTGTCGTAAAGGTTGAGTTCTTCAGGAACCGTGAACCTTTACTTTGCTCTAATTTGTAATATCCGTCCTTAACCTGTTCTGCCTGTGTTGGAATCCTGACTTGCCCAGGAACAGAGAAACCCTCGCTGGCAATGCTGCGTTCATAGGTAACTCCGTCACGACAAATGCTTTTAGTGCCTGATGGCACTACTTCTTCAATCGTGGTTCCGTCCTTTGAGGTGAAAGAGTAGATGGGCATTTAATAACCTGCCTTCTCGTCCTCTTCTTCTGCCATTGCTCGTAGCATAGATTCTTCAGCTTCCATCTTGTCGGCTTGCACCTCTTCAGCGTCAGCTTTCTTCTCATCATGCTCCTTGGCATCATGGCTCACGTACTCAACGGGCTGACCATTGGCTGAATGAAGCTCGACATGAACACTGCCATCGTCGCCTATCTTTTTGACTTCACCCTCTACAGAGCTTAAACCAACTGTGTCACCCACTTCGGGAGAAACTCCCTCACCTGCTTCGTCGTCAGAGACTAATGCCTCCATTGGAATCTTAATCATTTCGCAACCTTTTTTCTTTCTATTGGAATGACCGTGGTGAGGGGGTTTCCCCCCTCCCACGGCAATAATAAGGGTTACTCCACCTTTAGGTTTCATAACTTGATTAGCTGTTAGGCAGTTGAGTTGCTCTTACTACGCATGATTGTGTAGTAGTTGCAATTCAGTCGTAACGCAGTCCAGAACATCTTAATTCCGGCAGTGGTTAGCTGGTTCAACGGGTCAGTCTTGTCAGCTTGATCGGTGATAATCACCTTCGGGCTGAATGGAGACTGACTAGCCAATTCCGGCACACCGTAAGCCTGTTGCCCAACAAAGAGCGTGGCGTAGATGTTTGCTCCTGCTGCGCGGTCTTTCGTACCGGCTGCGGAGTATGCGAATCGGTCATCATCGTCAGATGAGTAAACCGAAGACCAGCCATTGGTGGTAGTGATGAACTTGGCTCCGTAAAGAGAGCCAACCTCACCCTTGTACAGTTCTTCCACATTGCTGTACTGACTTGCGTTCAACCACTCGTTGATCTTCATAATGTCACTCAACACCTGTGGGCTGGTAAGTGCAGCGTACATTCCGCCTTTAGCGGGTTGTGCGCGATTCACTTTCAGCTTGGT